TTTATTTTACCTTTCTTAAATTTTAAATAATTTAATTCTAAGGTTGCAGTTACTCTACTTCTACCATCAAAACCATTTGTAATACTATTGTTATAATAGTGTTTAAATATTTTATTATTCTCTTTTGTTGCTGGTAATGTGAATGTCTTTGAATAGTCTGTAAACACTTTCTGAACGTCTTTTACGTTCTGTATTGTTTGTGTTAGTACAACACTTTCATCTTCAAATAAATCTACTCTCTGACCTTCTATGTATAGTTGTATTTTTTGCATTTATCTTATGTCATTTAAAACATTGTAAGAATTATCAAACTCTATTGTGTATTCTACTAATCTATCGTTTACACTTGTTTTGTATGTAATATTACTTGTCTTTATATTTATAGGATATACTTGATTGTTTGCGTTTGTAATCCATACCTTTTCAGATAACATTAATTGTTTAAAAACTTCATTGTATGATTCGTTTACAAAACCACTACTTAAAGAAACAGATTCGTTTGCTTCTATATTAAAATCTCTTTTTGTGTGATTGTAGGTATTATAAGTGTTGTTTGATGCTAGTATATTNNCTAGCTTAATTGTGTTATTTTTATAGTTGATGTTTCTGAACCAGAATCTCCAGTATATTGAATGGTTGCTTTTGCAGCTTGGTCATCAGTATAAGATGCATAAACTACTTTATCTTGTGATTGGTCTGATAAAGAAAAGGTTTCTGTATTTAAAAGACCATTATCTGAATCATAAAATCTAACTGTTACAGTTCTATCTGTTTGAATTGGTATCTTTATCTCATCTCCAGATTCTATAAACATTTCACTATTACTCATTAACAAGCCTTCATATTCAAAAGAATAGTTTGCACCTTCTTCAAAATATCCATAGCTATTAAATGCTAAGTCTGTGCTTATTGTTTGTGATAATTGTATGCCATTACCATCAAATGCAGTAAGTGTTGTTCTTACCCATTTACAAGATTGTTCAGCAGAGGCATCATAATCTCCATTAAAAGTTATATCTAAATAGTCTCTTATAAGCTCTGATATTTCAAAAGATATTTTAGTTGTGTTTAGTATTATCTTTTTACTTAAAGTATATTGAGGTGTACCACTATATCCAGTTGTTTCATCTCCAGTATAAATCTCTATATCTAAAGTAGCAGTTGCTAAGTCAGCATCTGATACAGATAAAAAGTGTGGACTTCTTGTATTAATTATTCCCATTTGTTGTAAATTTTAGTAGTTCTTCAACATCTAATTTGTATGCTTCTATTATGTCTTTATCTAAGTTTTTAAATGCTTTCTCAAATGGCTTTGTAAAAAACAAACTTGGTTTAATACCATTATTGTAAATACTTCTTGCTATCATAAATTGTAAAGACTTTCTTGATATGAATTTACCATCTTTACCTCTTACTCCTTTTAAACCTTTTCTTACAATCCATTTATCCATTTTACTTGGAGGTGGCATTTTGTTTGTATAGGCATAAGGTGTATTGTATTTCTTTTTTATACCACTTACACCCTTGTCTTGAAATATACCATAATTTTCCATTAGTAAGCTCATAGAGAAACTATTTGGACTTACGTTTAAGTCATAGTCTAAACTATTATAAAGTGCCTTAGAACTATTCTTTTTACCCTTTGTTAGATTTGTTCTTGATTGTTGAATCACATACTTAGCAAATCTGTTTAGCTCTTGTTGTACGTTCTTTAACATATATTTATATCATTATTTACAAGTACATCACATGTCATTGCCCAACCAGCCATTTCATTTTCACACCTATCATAGAAAGGCTCTAAACTTGGTTTGCCATCTAACTGGTATAAGTCTTGGTGTAATGTACCACCTCTTAATACTTGTGATAGTTTATTAAGAACTGCTAATTGTGTGTTAAGTATATCTTGTTCATTATCGTTACCTCTAAAAATATCTACTACTGCTTCTTTCGAAACATCAACAATATCCATAGACAAAACAGATAGGTTAAAACGTAAAACATTATCTTCGTTATTTACATTATTTACTATGATGTGTGATAAAGGAAATATAGTTTGTTTGCTTAAATCAATCTTTGTTATGTCTCCAGTAGTAACTGTATTTACATTTACGTCTGATAGTAATTGATTCTTTATTGTTTCCGTTACTTGATAAAATCCTTTCATCTAAAATTTACTTTTTATTTGTTGTGCTTCAATCTCTGCTTTTTCTTTTGTGAATGATAAAAAGGTAAAACATTGATGTATATTTAATTTAGTGATATCTTCAAGTTTTCTAACATCTCCTCCAGCGAGACTAAAAATTGATGAGTACCATCCCCACTTTGTTGAGAAATTAGCTGCTCTTGAATAATCTCCATCTCTGCTTGATTGCTGGAATAAAGAATCGTATGCTTCGATAACTCTATCCCTAAATTGTAGAAAAAAAAAAGACTACCTATTGCTGCACCTAATGGCATAGCTTTCATTTTATCTGAATCACTAGCAGTGTATTCTTCTATATTATATTTACCAGCTTTGCTTGTTACAATTGGTCTGTATAATACGTTCATTGCTATATGCATTTTCTGCCAATCAGATGCATTACCATCTAAATCTACATACTCTCCTAAACTCATTTCATCTAAGTCTGGTATAAAACCATACTGAATACCATTTAATGTAAACTTGTCTATGTGTGTTGGTGTTTGATTTAACATATCTGTTAATATATCTACTATTGCTTCAACACTTGACATCTTTAATTTATAACTATCAGATAAAGGAATACCACAAAAGATTTCTATCATCTTTGCATTTAAAAAGCTACCTTCTTGATTCTCTTGTGCTACTTTTAAAAACTTCTGATATTGTTCTAAAGTAATCTCGTTTAATGATGTTGGTACGTTTATTTCTATCTTCATAATTATATAATACTTTTTTGTTAATGTTTTATGAAAAAACCCTTACAATTTTCATATGCTTTTGTAAGTAGTAAATAATGTTTAGGTTTTGTTGGCTTTGCAATTCTTACTTGCTTTCCAGTTCTGTGATGTATAAAGCACTCTACAATTGCAATCATCTGTAAATTATTCATCTATCTTATAAAGTATTTACCAGCATTTGGCTTCTTTAGTTGTGAAGATATTGCATAACGTGCTGCATCTATACAATGGTTAAAAGCATCAATTGGTTTGTTTATAGTGTTACCTTCTCTGTCTTTCATCCAAGTATAAGACTGCAACTCTTTCATTAAGTTCTTGCTTGTGCTTGTTACAAATATTTTGTTTTGGTTTATTAAGTTTATACCATATACAATTGAATCTTTACCCTTTGTACAAGGTAGTATCTTATGTCTGTAACTTTTTAGTTCTGCAATAGATTTAGGCTCTGCACTATCTGCATATATTATCTCTTGTATATTGTTTTGCTTTAATAAATTTGATATGTCTATGTTTAGCAATTTCTTTTGGTATATTACCTCATCAAAGATATAAGCATCATTGTATTTGTATAAAGCTATTAATGTAGTTGGGTCAGCACTATAACCAAAGTCCATTCCATAACATAATAACCTTGCTTCTTTTGGTAGTGTTATCTCTTTCCAATCTGGAATACATACACCTTCTAAACTTCCTATTTGACCAAGTCCATATACTTTCCACCAGTTACTCCAATACTCTGAATCCTTTGCTTTATCTTTTGCACTCTCTATATCTGCTACAATCGTTTCTGGTAGAGCTTCATTGTCTTTGTATGTTAATGTAATAAAGTCTGCATCATCGTTGCCTACAACTTCTTTATGTGCCCAAAAATTAGCAGTTGGATTAAAGTCAATCCATATATCTCCAGATGTTCTTATGCTTAATTGTGTGTATGCTTCAAAAGGTACATTGTTTGCTTCGTTTACATACAATACATTTCTTCTTGCTCCTCTTAGTTTATCTGGTTGTTCTACACTAAAAAATTCTATGTAACTACCATTTGTAAATGTGTACTTTAAAGCAGACCTATTCCATTGATTATCTCTAAACCTATTGGTTGCTACCATAATCTTTAGAAAGTCTTCGATAATTATCATTCCAAGCATTAGTTCTTTCGACTATCCATCGCATTGGTAAAACCACGAAAGTGTTAATGTTTTCGGGCTTTTTGACGATTTGTAAGTTCCAACCGAGATTCTGATAGCATTTTTTAACAAAATGAACCAATTTTCCTCGGTAGCCACCGTCTGCAAAAAAAGTTTTGAGACGAGGAAAATCAAATCGATTGAGGTATAGTTTAGCAAATAACCAAGAACCAGCATCGCGGCCTTGCCAATCTGCTGATGTGACCCATGCAACGATAATTAGACCTAGAGTGTCCACCAATAAGTGACGCTTTCGACCTTTTATCTTTTTACCTCCATCGTAGCCGCAGTCTGATTGACCACTCACAGCTGTGTTCTTAACAGATTGAGAATCAATAAGACCAACGCTTGGAGAACGATTTTTACCGATTAATTCGCGGTAATCGCCTCCTAATTCTTGACTTAAACATTCTAGCAGACCATTGTCACGCCAGGTTTTGAAATAATAATAAACGGTACCTGAAGGGGGAAATTCACAGGGAATGTCCGCCCATACACAACCGTTTTTTAAAACATATAGTATAGCATCGAAGAGTATTCGTAAAGTCCATTTGCGTTTACGAGTCACCATTTGCTCAGGCAACTTTTTTTCTATAATTTGCCATTGGGCATCTGTCAGGGTGGAAGTGTATTTTTTTGTCATAATTAAAATTACTACTTCCTTGGCAGTGCTCTTGTTATATGACAAATTTTATAAATTCAAATAGCTTCTTAGTCTATGATGATTTGGAATATTAGTAAGTTGAAGTGTGTTGGTGTTTATCTGTGTCATCCCCAAAATGGACATCAAGGCAATAACTCCTGAAAACCAAAGATTTTTTGAGCCGCTCTTTAAATTAAATGTATGGAGTTTTTCGAACCCTTGCTTTAGTTTTTCAGCCAGAATATTATGAATTTGTGATGATTTAAATCCAAAAATAAAAAGGATAGATGGCACAAACAGGATCGAAACAAGAAATGCAATCATCACTCCAATAGCCGAAACAAAACCAAAACAGTGAATTGTTGTCATGGATCCAGGTGAAATGGGAAAAAAACCTACAGCCGCCG